ATTCATCTCTTTACGCTTATGGGCGTTTGGCCTCTACGGTTGGTGTTTTTTTGGTCAACAACGGAACAAGTTGGTCAAGCACTTCGGACGAGCGCCGCAAAGACATTATTGAGCCGATTACCAACGCTACAGAAAAACTGTCAACACTGAGAACTGTAATTGGCAAATTCAAAGTTGATGAAGAAGGTACACGCCGACCATTCTTAATTGCTCAAGATGTACAAGCTGTTTTCCCAGAAGCTGTAAACCAGCAAGAGGATGAAGACGGGGAGTTTTTGGGTATGTCATACACGGACATGATTCCACTTCTGGTCGCAGCAATCAAAGAACTCAAAGCAGAATTTGACGCATACAAGGCAGCACACCCATGAACGCCTTAAAGTCCAAAACTGTTTGGTATGCCATCATCTTGGCTGTGCTTTCAATTGTGCAAGGCAACTTGCAAGTGTTTAACCTGACCCCCGTCACGCAGATGTACGTGGGCATGGCAGTCGCTGTGGGCATTGTCGTGCTTCGTGTTTTGACCACCCAACCAATCTCTGAAAAATGATCAAACTTGAACTCCCTGTAGACGCTGTCAACATGATCCTTGGTGCATTGGGTGAATTGCCTGCCAAGACCAATGCTATGGCGCTCATGTTGCTCATCAAAGAGCAGGCCGACCCACAAGTACCTCCTCCTTCTGAAGAAGACAAGGCATAACAATGTCCTCCAATTACTCTATTACTCGTGATCAGATAGTCTCTTTAGCCTTAAGGAAACTAGGGGTCTTAGAGATTGGAGATACGCCTGATGCCAATAGCATTGCTAATGCTAGTATGTCTCTTAACCTTCTTATCAAACAGTTAAGTACTGAAGGTTTAAGAATATGGAAGGTGTCTGAGCTAATCCTTCCTCTTACAGCTAGTAAGACTTCCTACACGCTAGGAGGCTCTAGTTCTGATTTGATGTATGACTCCTTGGCTCCTACTGTAGCAATCACTGACAAGCCTTTAAAGGTTATCCAAGGGTTCTATAGGAACATACAAAGCACCCCAGTTATTGACACTCCTGTAATGATTGTGTCTAAGCAAGAGTACAACGTACTTGGTTCTAAATACTCTACTGGTACTGCTAACACTATTTTCTATGACAGCAAGAAGCTTAATGGTTTGTTGTACGTGTACCTAACGCCAGATACTAATGCCCAAACTAATCTTCAGTTGCACATTGTTGCTCAGATGCCTTTGAATGACATCAGTCTTGCTACTGACATCCCTGACTTTCCTAATGAGTGGATGAACTGTTTGGTATGGAACCTTGCTGATCAACTGTCTCTTGAGTATGGTGTTCCTATGAATGCTAGACAAGAGATTGCTCTACGAGCTACAACATACAAAACACAATTGTCTGATTGGGACATTGAGTCTTCTAGTACATTCTTTGCTCCTGACTTCCGTTCTACAAGCAACAACTCTTACAGTCGTTAAGCATGACTACCGAACGTCTTCCTCTTACCCAACCTATTGAGTCCCGTAATGGGACTTTTAATAAGGACTCGTATTCGTCTAACTGTTTCTTTGAGACTAGGGATCAGAAGCGGGAGTTTGTTAAACGTCCGGGGCTAGTTAACGTTAAACAGATTACGTCTGTAACACCTCCTGCATACCTTGATAGCCAAGGCTTAGCTGCTTTTAACAGCAAGCTAATTGCTGTTATTAGTAACACGGTGTACCAGATTGATCCTAGTTCTTCGTATGCTGTGTCAACACTAGGCACTACATCTGCTTCAACTAGCACCAGCTATTTTGTCAATACATTTTTAGATTCATACTTATTCTTTCATAACAAAGCGACTGGGTATTTGTTAAATTCGTCTAGCTCTTTTGTGTCCATGACTACGTTGCCTACAGCTCCTTACGTAGCTGGAGTTGTGTATCTAGATAACTACATCTTCCTTGGTACTAGTAATAATCGTATTTACAACTGTGCTGTTGGTGATCCAACTACTTGGAATGCTTTAGACTTCCTAAGCTTTGAGCAGACTACAGATAACCTAGTTGGTATATGCAAACACTTAAACTACCTTGTAGCTTTTGGTTCTGCAAGCATTCAATTCTTTTATGATGCTGCTAACGCTACTGGTTCACCCTTAGCTTTATCTCAAAGCTACACTGCTGAGATAGGGTGTGCTGCTGGAGACTCTATTGTTTCTACTGGTAACACTGTTGTTTGGGTAGGTACAAGTAAAACCTATGGTCGTTCTGTGTACATTATGGATGGTGTGTCCCCTGTGCGTGTGTCTACACACAACATAGATAAGCACCTTGAAGCTGATGGTTTAAGTGATGTGAGTGCTTACTGCTACACAGTTAGTGGTCACACCTTGTACATCCTGACTCTTAAGAATACAAACCAAACTCTTGTGTACGACCTTAATGAAAAGATGTGGTACCAATGGACTCAGTATTCTATTCAATCTAACGATCAACCTAATCCCGGTACGTATCAAGAATCTTACTTTCGTCCTACGTACTACGCTCAATTAAATGGTGTTCCTTACACCTTAGATGATGACACAGCTACGCTGTACAAATTTGATACTGATACTTATCAAGACAATGGTAAGCCCATCTACTGTCGTACCGTTACAGACATCATAGACAATGGAACCACTAAACGTAAGTTCTATGGAAGACTAGAAATCATTGGAGATAAGACTCCGGGAACCATGCAAGTACGTCATACGGGTGACGATTACAACACTTGGTCTAGCTATCGTCCAATTGATCTCAATGCCTCTAGAGCACAGCTTTACTTAGGTGGAGCTGATAGACGTAGAGCTTGGGAGTTTCTTGTTACTAGTAACTGTGCAGTACGTCTTGACGGAGCTGAAATAGACTTTAGAATCGGAGAGATGGACCAAGAGCAAAACGTTGGTGGTGGTCGTTATAGGAGATAATGTAGATGATAACTTTTCAAAAAGAAGCCCCGTTTCCATTTGCTAATGAAGCAACCCTTCTTTTTAAAGAGCATTACGAAGAGATAGCTGAAAGAACTGATGTCATAGAGCTAGACCCTGACTTAGAGAAGTATCAAAAATTGTACGATGCTGGTATCTTAGAGATACACACTGCAAGAAATGATGGTCAACTAATTGGGTACAGCTTGTGGGTAGTGACCACCCATCTGCATTACAAGAAGAGTGTGACAGCTAGTTCAGATATTTTGTATATACATCCTGATTTTAGAAAAGGGATGTTTGGGTACAAATTTATCAAGTGGACAACTGAAGAGATCAAAAGTAGATCACCTCAAAGAATTTTGTTTCACATGAAACCGTTTTAGACTATGGTCACCTAATTGAAAGAATAGGTGGTCATTACCTAGAAAAAACTTATTCAATAGTATTGGAGTAGATTATGGGAGTAGAAGCTGGTGCTATGGCGTTTGACACGTTTGCTGGAGAAGCTGCTGGTGGAGAAGTTTTAGCTGATACTGCTGCGGCTGATGCCTTTGCTGGAGATGCCGCAACCACTGCTGTTGCAGACACTGCATTACCGGCAGGGATTACAGCAGAACAATTGGCTGCCGAAGAAGCTGCTGCCAAAGCGTCTATGGAAGGGGTCACTGCAGAACAAGTGGGCACGGGCGCCGCCGCTGCTGCTGGCGCTGCTGGTGCAGGCGGTACTGGTGGAGATCTAACTATGCGCGACATTGCTTCTGGTGTAGGCATAGCTTCTGGTGTTAACGCTTTGACTGGCGGGGGCATTACCAATGCACTAGGTTTAGGCACTTCTGCTGCTGATGCCCAAAGACTTGCTGACCCATTTTCTAAGTACCGAGATCAACTAGGTGCTATGTATGCTGGTGCTTTACAACCCGGTGCTCAGACTGACATTACTAAGATGCCGGGGTACTCTCAATTCCAATCTGGAGTTATGGACCCTGCTATGCAAGCTACAGAAAGAGCTGGAGCTGCTAAGGGCATGACCTACTCAGGTAATGAGATGCAAGCTCTTCAAAAGACTGGTCAACAAGGTTACTCCGGCTTTATGAATGATTATATGAACAGACTTGCTATAGGCTCTGGAGCTACTCAGGGTCCTGCTCAAGCTGCTGGTATGGGCTTCTTACAACAAAACATGCAACAACAAGGCATTATGCAGGGCATAGGCGCTGTAGCAACTGGTGTTGGTAGCCTGTACAACCTTCCAGCTTAAGGATTAAATCATGGCATACTTAGTCAGTGATGCGGCAGCAGGATCAACTGCTGCTCGTACATTACAGCAGAACGTATTTGGTGCTCAGTACGACCAAGCTAATGCCGCTGCTGCTGCACAAGAGGTGCAAGTAAAACTACAACAAGATCAAGCTAACTTGCAAAAGACTAAGCTTAGTAATCTTGTTGCTGAGACTGGGTTTAAAGCCTCTGAAGACTCTAAAGTTGTTTTACAAAAAATAATTCAGAGTCCTGAAGGACAAGCTGCATTAAAAAACAATCCCCCTGAACTTTTAAAGTTAGTTGGCATAGCACAGATGGGAGCTAATGATGTTGAGAACGGTGTTAATACTCTTAAAGCTGGTGCTGATTTAGAAACAAAACAAGTAACAGCTCAACTAAAAAAACATGAGCTTGAAAGAGAGGGGTATGGAACTGCTTTAGCTGCTTTTAATAAAGCTAGTGAAGAACAGATTCCAGAGTTGTTTAACAAAATGCCTGAGACTATGAAGGAATCTATTAAAAAGAGCATTCCTAATTTCTTTGAGCAGACAGATCGTAAGCTTCAAAAAGCACAGCTTGAAGCTTTGGTTGCTAATGGTTCTGGTAAAAACGACATGGCTACTGTAGAAGCTCGTCTAAAGTTGTATGACAAACAATTAGAAATAAAAGAAGAGATGCTTAAGATTCAAGAGCAAACTCTTGAAAACAAACGGGCTAATGGTGGGGACAACACTAAACGAGAAGACCATCAGTTTGCACAAGCTCGTAGAGATGCTGCACGCATTGACACTGAATTTAAAAAGCCCTTACAAGAAGCTTCTGACGCCTTTAAAAAGGCAGCAGAAGAAGATAAGAAGAAGGGCTTATATGGGTATATGTCTTCTGAAATAGAGAGTGCTAAAGGCAGTATTGAAAAAGAAGAGAGTCTTAAATCTACTAAGGCTTGGAGAAACTTACAAAGCATACAAAAAGAAGTTCTTGAAAAGAAGCTTGATGTCTTAGAGGGTATGCCTGAAGGCAAAGAAAAAGATCGAATGTTTGATGTGTACAACAAGCAGCTTGGTAGCCTTGATACTGCCCCTTCTCCTGCTCTTAAAGAAGAGAAGCCTGCTCCTGCTAAGGAAGACAAGAA